GCCTGAGCTATGTTCAGTTCCCTGTCAGTGGAGAGAACGCTGTCGGCGTAGCTACCCGACTCATGCACTCATCGGGTGAGTGGCTAGAGCAGGAGTACTTCATTCCTCTTGGTAAGATGGATGCGCAAGCAGCGGGTTCTGCTATCACCTACGCTAGACGCTATGCCCTACAGTCTATCGCCGGCATACCTGCCGAAGATGATGACGGTAATGCGGCTGCGGAGTCAGCGCCGAAAGTTATCACCGCTGCGCAAGCCAAGACTATTGCCGCACTCATTACGAAGACCGGCAGTGACCTGCCAAAATTCTGCGAGGTGTTCAAGTGTGAATCTATTGCAGCCCTGCCCGCCCCTCAGTTTGCCCGTGCAAAGGCTATGCTCGAGAGCAAGCTATGAGCAAGTCGTTGCCTAGCGGGCGCCCGTGTGATGGGTGTGGAGCTAAGATCAGGCGTAGTCAAATGATGTGCGCGAAGTGCATCGAGTACTACGCCAACATGCAAAAGTTATGGAGGCAGTCATGCGCAAAATAGAGTGCGAGCAGGGATCGGCAGAGTGGTTGAACCATAGGCTAGGTGTGCCGTCGGCCTCGATGTTCGCCAAGATAGTGACGACAAAGGGGGCGTGGTCTACGCAAGCTGACGGCTACATCAATCAGCTAATCGCCGAGGATCTCACGGGTGAGCCCACTCCCTTCTATCAGAACGAGCACATGGCTCGCGGGACTGAGCTCGAGCCCGAGGCGAGAAGCGCTTATGAATTTTTGAATGATGTCGTGGTTGAGCAGGTTGGATTCTGCTTACACGATACGATGCGGGCAGGTTGTTCGCCCGATGGATTGGTAGGGGATGAGGGTGAGGGTGGTCTAGAGATCAAATGCCCTAGCGGAGCGGTACATGTATCGTACCTGCGCGATGGCAAGCTCCCATCTAAGTACTATCAGCAGGTCATGGGTTGTCTTTGGATAACCGGCAGGAAGTGGTGGGACTTTATGTCCTATCACCCCGACATGAAACCTTTGATCGTTCGCGTTGAACGTGACGAGGAGTACATCACAGCACTCGAGGCTCATGTCTCGAAAGCCGTTGATTTAATTGCAGTTAACGTAGATAAATTTTTCACTAAGGAGAAAAACAAATGACAGACTTTGACGATACTAACCGTGGGGTACTTTTTAAGAACGATCGCAAGGAAAAAGAAACGCACTCAGACTATAACGGTTCGATCAACGTGGGCGGCACTGACTTTTGGCTGAACGCATGGCTGAAAGAATCTAAGTCAGGCACTAAGTTCTTTAGTCTTTCAGTCAAAGAGAAGGAAGGCGGATCAACACGAGCGTCTACCCCATCTGCGCCGGCGGCTCCAATATCTTTGGATGACGTACCGTTTTAATCCTGTGTGGCACAAGTACTTCTGCCACACGCGATGGTCGGGGGTGAAAGCCCCCCATCATTTCGGACAGATTTTACAAAAACGTGTCCGTGACACAGTAAGGAAATCATGAATGAGTATTCATATAGGAAATTGTTTAAGGGTTGCCCACACTAAGACGGGGCTGCTGTACAAAGACATCGCAGCGGCTATCGGGTGGGATAGATCGAACTACTCACACCTGCTCGCGCAAAAGAATATGCAAGCCGACACATTTATCAAGGCGTGTAACGCGCTAGGGTTATCCCTTGATGAGGTTGTTAGTTTTGGAGAACAAGATAATGAAAGAGATTAATCAAGGGGAGTTTTGGGTGGTCAACAGCGACCACGCACTCAAGATGTTCGTGGAGCACATCACGAATCTATACCAAGAAAAGAAATACATCACCCTCAAGTGGAAGGCGGGCAAGACTAGAACCACGCAGCAGAACAACGCGCTGCATGTGTACTGCCGACTGATGTCAGAGAAGCTAAACGCAGAGGGGTTAGACATGAAGAAAACCCTGAAGCAGGACGCCGAGATACCGTGGACTACCGAGCTCGTCAAAGAGTATTTGTGGAAACCGATTCAGTCAGCGGTCACAGGCGAGAAGTCTAGTTCCGATGTGTCAGCCTCTGATTACGACGAGATACACAAGCACCTGAGCCATCTGCTCAGCACTAAGTTTAATGTTTACGTCCCGTTCCCCTCGCGCAAATGATTATCTTCGATGACTTCAGCCGCGCGTTGGAGGAAGCTGAATGGTGCGCGAATGATGAGCGGGTTTTGTATTACGTCTTCCCATTCAGTGATAAGTACATGGTGCGCAAGAAGCATGGCGGAGCACCTAAACCTAAGCGCCGACACATCGAGGTAGGATTTCATCACAGGAAAGCAGGGAGGAAGCCCGATGCTTGAGGTCGCATGCATAGCAATGGCTATCTACTTTGAGGCGAGGTCTGAGCCATTAGATGGGCAGGTCGCAGTAGCGAATACCATCATGAATCGGGTCGCATCACCTAGATTTCCCGACACACCTTGTGATGTGGTTCAACAAGGCCGTAGTTGGAATGGTCACATGCTCCGTAATCAGTGCCATTTCAGCTATTACTGCGACGGAAAGCCCGAAGTAATACTAGATGAAGGGGCGTACACAATAGCCCTCAGTATAGCGGTAAATCACCCCCGTTTGGTGGACATTACGGGTGGTTCTACCTACTATCATCGTGATGATGTGAGCCCGTATTGGGTGGATGGCTTAACCTTTGGCCGCAAGATTGGGCGACATATATTTTATAGCGAGTAATATTATGAGCAATGAAGATAGAGTTCAGTACGCACCGCCCGAGGATATAAAGATTATACGGGGTGTATACCCTGTGCAGTCTAAGATGTTTAGCTTAGCCCTGATCAAGGTTCGGTACGAGAAGATGGATAGAGCGAGTCAGATCAGAGCTGAAAGAACAATGCTTGCCATGAGCGACGGGAGGAATTGGGATGCCAAGAGCGGCAGCTAGGCGAGCTAAGCGCAAGTCTAAACCAAAGACCAAGACATCAGCACAGCTCAAGCAGGAATGCTACAGGGCTATACAGAAACTCGCGAGGATAGCTGCGGCAGATGATCAAGGGTACTGTAGCTGTGTCTCCTGCGGTGTTACAAAGCACTACAAGGACATGCAGGGTGGACACTTCATCCCCAAGGGCAACTCGTCTTACTGGGCATTAGAGATAGAGAACATCCATCCTCAGTGTGCAGGGTGCAACATGTGGGGAATGCGACATGGTTCGGCAGCGCAATCGTACACAATGTGGATGGAAGACATGTACGGAAGAGACTTTATCAAGGACATGATTGCCAAAAAGTCGTCCCCTGTGAAGAGATACAAAGCAGACTATGAGCAACTGTTGGCAGGGTTTACCGAGCTTATCCGTAAACACGAGAGGAGGATCGCATGAGCAGACCTTATTACGAAAACAATAAATCATTGCAGAACGAACACGCTCTGGCAGAGTGCTTAGAAAAGCGATGGCAATGCAAACTGAAAAAGCTGCCCATCAAGTACATGCTAGATTATGCAGTATGGAAAGATAGACAAATCTCTGCATGGGTGGAACTTAAATGCCGAACGATTACCTTTGAGTACTTCGATGAATACATGATATCTCTCGCGAAGGTGATGGCGGCTAAAGATTTATCCCGTAACACAGAATTAAAATCATTTCTCGTGGTGCAATGGAGCAACAAGACAGCATTTATTCAGTTAGATAGCGCCCCCTACGATCTGAGAATGGGAGGCAGGAAAGACCGTAACGATCCTGATGACATAGAGCCCTGTTGTTATTTTAAATTAAAAGACTTTACCGCTTTGGAGGGATGATGATGGATGACGAAACAGAAGTTAGCTTTGAGGTAATGGATCTCGATGAGCTAGATGATTGGGTTACACAGTTTATAACCGAGGCAGAGGGTGATGACCGTGATGCGGTATGCACTATGACTATGGCGCTCGAACAGATGCATGCGTTCATAACATCAACTGACTCAATGACTAATCGCTACAAAACATTTATCCGCAAAGGCGGCTACATGCACACAGTATCTTCGGAGGTTTTACATTGAACATAAATATCCATCAGCTAATTAACATGTGCACTCAGTGGAGCGAGGTGCGTGGGATTCTTAAGTACAGCAACCCGCAGGTGCAGGGATTAAAACTAGTCTCAGAGATAGGGGAGCTCACAGACAACCTCGCGAAAGGCTTGGATGTGAAGGACGACATAGGCGACTGCTTGGTCGTACTAAACAACATCGCTTTGATGCACGAGACCACGCTAGCCGAATGCTTGCAGGTAGCATACGAGGACATCAAAGATCGCAAAGGAAAGATGCAGCCTAACGGGGTGTTCATTAAGGAGTGGGACGTATGAGTGCGACAGACCATCAGGTAGCGGGTGACCACTATAAGAAGCTAAAGATCCAACCTATTGAATACATCCTCGCGAATAACATGCAGTTCTGTGAGGGGGCGATCATCAAGTACATCTCTCGATGGAGAGACAAGGGCGGGATAGAAGACCTGCGCAAGATAAAACACTTCTGCGATTTCTTGATTGAAAATGAGGTAACCAAAACGCCCGCCATCACTGAGGATGACAGGCGCTTACCTAGAGG